ATGTTCCGGACATCTGCTATACTGGAAGAGATTATCAAGTTCAAACACCAGATTATGAATACATAGCAAAGCAACTTGCCGATGGTAAGATTATTGGATTCTTTCAGGGTAGATCTGAATTTGGTCCAAGAGCACTAGGCAATCGTTCTATACTTGCCGACCCAAGAAACTTCCATAATCGTGAACTTATCAATCATGTTGTGAAGAATAGAGAATGGTTCCGTCCTTTTGCTCCCGTCACATTAGAAGAATGTTATCAGGATTGGTTTGATTTTCCTATTCCCAGTCCCTACATGCTTTATACGGCACAGGTAAAGCAACCAGAGAAGATTCCTGCCGTGACTCATGTTGATGGTTCTGCCAGGTTTCAGACCGTTACTGAGCAATCTAACGAGCATTACTATAATATCATCAAAGCATTTGGTGAACTGACCGGTGTTCCTGTTCTACTTAATACAAGTTTGAATGGAAACGGACAACCCATTTTGGAGACTGAGGAAGATGCACGAGAGTTCTACAAGAGTTCTAAACTTGATATGATGATTGTTAATGGTATAAATATTTGAAAACTATTCAAAGAAAATGGCAAAATATCTAAAGCATTATTGGAAGAAAAATGGTTCTTGGTTGACCACTTCCAACGAAGTAGAACAGCACCACCCCGAATCAGATTATCCCGGTCTTGGTGTTAAGGTTTGGATGCACGATTCTGATGGTGTTGATGTTTGTCTTTCTGAAGTTCCTGATAGTACCTCAATCTCTACGATCACTGTAGGTTCTAAGAAAGCTGTTATGGAACTGACCGAAACTCAGTTCAATTCTGTCAAGACACCTCTTGATGAAGCATCGGTTCTTCGTCAAGAGGCAAGTGATGCCGAACGGAGTGGAGATACAGATACTGCAGCAACCAAGAACACTGCCGCAGCGGCAAAAGAAACTGAAGCACAGAATGCACTCAATGCACTCTAATTTTTAGTCAAAGACATTTTATTTAATTAACATGCCCCTCTTAAAGGGGCATTTTGTTTTTTGTCTTTTATGTGTTATACTGTTCAATTGAAACTAGGTGAGATAATTCTATGAATTTCAAAATCTATTCAAAAGAAAATTGTCCTTATTGTTATAAGGTAAAAACTGTGTTAGAAATGACCGGTACAAACTTTGAGGTCTTTAAACTGGGAGAAGATTTTACAAGAGAAGAATTTTATTCTCAATTTGGAAATGGATCTACATTTCCTCAAGTCATCTGTGACGACAACACTATAGGAGGATGCGTTGATACAATCAAATTTCTCAGGGAAAAACAAGTCATCAAATCTTAACATAAATAAATCACAAGATCACAGAAATCGTGGTGTTGACTTTTTATTAAACGGGGGTAAAAGAAAGAGATCTAAACATTTTCATATTATTTTTGAAAAGATGATATGCTTTCTAAAACGGGAAGTAAACATCTATTTTGAATTTTCAATCAAAATATCCCGGAGAAAGAAAAATGTTAGCAGTTAGTTTAGTATTTGGTTCATTTCTGACCGTTCTATTTCTTATACTGGGACTTGTGATTGGTTGGACCGCAAGAGAGTACATGATGAACTATCGGGAAGTACCAAGACCTCACCCCGAAATGTTTGATGAGCAGGGTAATTTAATTCCTGATGAGGTAATTGCATTTAATTTTGAAAACTATCATGACGACAACAACGAAGAAGAAGAAAACAACAGCAGCAACGATTGAACTTCCAAGAAATCCATTTGTCTTTGAGGTTTTGGATTTAGTATCTAAACAAAGAAGTAAAGCAAAGAAGATTGAAGTTCTTAAAAAGTATGAGGATCTTTCTCTCAAGATAGTTCTTATCTGGAACTTTGATGAAACTACAAAGTCATTACTCCCTGTAGGTGAAGTTCCTTATTCTGGGTTTGAGGATCAGGTCAAATCTAGTGGATCTTTAACGGCAAAGATTAGTGAAGAAACACGTAGAATGCACGAGACTGATTCATTCTCTCTTGGATCTGGTGATAAGAACGGACACACTACAATTCGTAGAGAAGCAAAGAATTTTTATCACTTTGTCAAGGGTGGTAATGATGGATTGAATGCTATTCGTAGAGAAACAATGTTCATTAACATTCTTGAGGGACTTCATCCACTTGAAGCAGAAATTCTTTGCTTGGTAAAAGATAAAAAACTTGATGAAAAATACAAGATCACCAAAGAGATTGTTGCAGAGGCATATCCTGACATTCAATGGGGAGGTCGTTCCTGAATTATGAGAGTACTTCATGAAAACTGTGACCCTGAACTAGCACAAGATAAAAGTCTTCCATCAAATGCTTATATAATTGAATATAAATCAGAAGGAACTTCTTGTTTTGATATCGTTTCAGCTGCAAAACAATCAGAAATTTTTGATGCCTATTGGGACAAGCATCGTGACAACTTCGTGACTATGAAGCAGGCAGAGGGTAGGATCAATCCTAAACTCTGGGGTAATGAACCACCCAAAACGAAAAAGAAGAAGTGATTCCAAAAATACCGGAAAAAAAATTCCGGAAAATTTTTGACCTGTAGGGTCGCTTGACTAAATAAAGTATGAGGTCTATAATAGACCTGTCGTTCATCTCCTTATGGAGACGCAAGTAAGTCGCGGAACGGAGCGTTCATCCCATGGTAGATCTACTACTATATTCAACTCTTGCCTGTGCTGATGCCGATGCCATTATGCTGAGGATGAAAGCAAATGAGGATCTTCCTCAAGTGGTGAGAATTGAATTAATTGAAACCGTAAAGGAATCAACACCACACTGCTATTGGGACGCAAACGACTGAAGGAACGGGGCAAAAATCCCACTACTTCAGGAGTACCACAATGAACACACTTCAACTGGTCAAAAAGCAGATTGAAAAAGCATCTGCACTTCACGACGCACAGATCTCTCACACCGCATATCGTGGTGTTGAGTATGATACTCGTTGTGTAGAAAGCAAAGAGTCTCACGGGACTTTCTGCTATCGTGGTCGTACTTACAACAAGTGATATGGGAGCACTACAATTAACGGGAATTATATCCCTGACCTCTGTAGCACTTCTTTCACTTATATACGGAGAGATCAAACTTCTTTCTAAGTAATATCAAGGAGGGTTTCATCCCTCCTTTTTTTATGCTATAATAAGGTGAAACAACAGAGTGTTATGGAGAGAGAAAAACTAAAACTGATTGTAAGAAATCTTGAATTGCTTGTTGATTCACTAAAGGCAGAAGTGTATTCTGATCCAGGTGCTTATAAGACATCTGTGAATAACTCCAGATTTCCTGGTTTCACAGATTATGATGAAATCTTTGAGGACGATGATGACTGATACAAAGAAAGCAAAAGAACTTGTCAAACTACTGGAGAGATTGATTGAAAAAGATTATCTCTATAGTGAAGATAAAATCATTGAAATGAAAACGCAATTGCGAGCAGTAAAGAAGCAAATTGCTGATATTGAAAAAGAAAACTCTAAAGGATTTGGTAAATGAGTGTAAAACTGATTAGTGTAACTCCCGATGCGGAGAAGAATATGGCATACGTTGCCAGGGTATCAAATCCCAACAATCAAGAAAACCCTAACTATGCAAAGTTGTTGGGTTATTGTATCAAGCACAATCATTGGTCTGTGTTTGAGCAGTCATTTATGACACTTGAGATTGAGACCACAAGAGGTTTGGCAGCTCAAATCCTACGTCACCGTTCTTTCACATATCAGGAGTTTTCGCAACGGTATGCTGATTCATCCATGCTTGCTGATACAATTCCTCTTCCAGAACTGAGGAGACAGGATACTAAGAATCGTCAGAACTCTATTGATGATATTGATCCTTTTGTTCGTCAAGAGTTTCAAGTCAAGATGCAGAAACATTTTGAGGAAGGAATGAATCTCTATCAAGAGATGTTGGAGTATGGAATTGCAAAGGAATGTGCTCGATTTGTGCTTCCCCTTGCCTGTCCTACTAGAATCTACATGAGTGGTTCATGTCGTTCATGGATTCATTATATTACTCTGAGATCTG